TGGACATGGCGAGAAAGTTCCTTGAGATGGGATTCACTCGTGCCAGACGGTATGCCAATCACTCTTCGGGACGGAAATATGCAGAAAATGGGAGTGTATCTCCCTGCGAGGAAGATTGCCTCACGAATGTCAAAGCAAAAGCGGCCGCGGTCTTCAAAGTAATCAGGGACAAAGCCGCATACGATCCTACATATCAAGAGATGCGTAAACAATGGAGAAGTCAGGAGTAAAAGATACTAGAGTGCCCCTAACGATTACTCTGGGTGTATTGGGATTGGGTGTGATTGCTATTATTGTGGGTGGTTATTTTCATGGTCATATGGATTTGCCCAAAGTATTATCTAACGCCTTCAAATGAAATTCACTTACGTCAGAGATAATCTTCTTACCGAGAAAGAGTGTGAAAGGATTATAAAAGTATTTCATATTGGCCATAAAGAACATACTCCTGGAGTAACTCAGGGGTCTTATGATATCGATAAAACACATAAAGATTCTCTAGATTGGTGCAAGAGTTTTAAACAACAAGATGGCGTAGACCTATTGTTGGAAGAAAAACTTTCCATCTTGAGATACGAGTACGAAAAACGACATCCATCTATTTCTCAATGCGAATCTTGGGATTTGTATCATGGATATAATATCCAAATGTACAACCCTGGCGGTGGTTTTAAGGGTTGGCACTGTGAACAAGGTGGATGGGGATCGTACCCAAATGAAGTGCAGGGTACTAATAGACTTGCTGTTTGGATGGTCTATCTTAATGACGTTCCCGATGGGGGAACCATGTTTATGGATCAGGAAACTACTATTGAGGCAAAGGTTGGACGTGCAGTTATGTGGCCTGCCTTCTGGACACACACTCACAAAAGTCAAGTATCCAACACACAAAAGAAATATATCGCAACTGGTTGGTATACGTTCAATTTGCCTTCCTTATAATTAATATTAGTAAGTACTTTTACTAATGCCTAGAGGACCTGTAGATAAACACGCATTACTTGCTCACATATACTCCATAAAGTTAGATCTGGACAAGGAAGACATCCCTGACTTGGAGAAATGGAAGGCACACGAATACCTTTCAAAGGTCATCGAAAAGATTATGGATTATGGATATTGAGTGTTGCCAAAATTTGTTACAATACTATATACTATTGTAGTATTTCGTTACAAATTAGATGACCGTAACTAAAAATGAGTTTGGGCAAATGAATATGTTTGCCAAAGAACCTACGATGTACATGACCAAAGAGGCTATGGAGCGTTACGGTTATGAACCATACGCTGAGAAAGCCGAAAAAATGAATGGTCGTGCTGCAATGATTGGGTTCGTTTTCGCAGTCCTGTCTTACGCAACCACAGGAAATCTTTTCTTTGGTCTGGTCTGATGACTGAACTTCTTTTCACTGCAACCAGTGTAGCATTCTTTGTGCTACTTGGTTATTCTGTAGAAAAACTTTCTGAAACTTATTAAGTAAACTAGGAGAAAACAAATGAACGAAAGAGCAGAACGTATTAATGGTTGGGCAGCAATGCTCGGTATCATGGCAGCAATGGGATCCTATGCAGTGACTGGTCAACTGATTCCTGGAGTATGGTGATGTTACTCCTAGCAGCTATTATGCTGGGGGCCTGGATATTAATCTCCACTGCTGGTAACAGTGATGTTGATGATGACGATGACTTTGGTGGTGGAATGATGCAACCAGTTTACAATCATCAATAAATAATGTACAATAGAAATTTGATATTTTGTTATGACCAACGAGAACGCTTTGTGGGAAGACATGAGAAAACTCAATGCTCTCTATGAAGAACTTTGTTGGGGGCATGACGATGAATTAGTTTTCACACATGATGGTGAAGAGATCATCGTCTATAACAAAACAAAACAAGAAGCTCAAAACAAATCCGAGCTTTGATTCCTAAAATGGTCGGAAAAAATTTCCGGCCATTTTTTTGTTGGCCAGGTTCACTATGAGAATTGCTGTCATTGGTGGGGGAACTGGAGGACTAGTCACTGCAATGGTGATGTGTTCCAGATCTCCAGAGAATTTAAAAGTAGATCTCATCCATGATCCCAACTCACCTATTATTGGTGTGGGAGAAACACTAGCGCATGATTTTGTTCAACTTTTAAGGGGAGCATTACAGTTTCAGTTTCCCTTTGATATGGAACAAATCAATGCAAGGACAAAATATGGACTCGCTCTGGTAGATTGGAGAGAGTCGCATGATTTTCCTGCGAGTCTTAATGGATATCTTTCTAATTCATGTCAGGGCATACATGCTGACACTTATGCATGGAGAGGTTTTGTTTTACCTAGACTGAAACATTACTGGGGACATAAGTTTAAAGAAGTTCATGGTACTGTAGATAGGTTTTGGCAGGACTCTAGAAGGGCATACCTCTCTATGGATGGAGAGACGCACGAATATCATTATATTATTGACTGTAGAGGTATTCCGACTGAACTGGATGATACTTTTGATCAACCAGAGTCCATTACAGTCAATTCTGTTATTATTAATGTATGCGATAAACCTGGAGATTGGGATTGGACATATCACATTGCTCATCCTAACGGTTGGATGTTTGGTATTCCAGTAAGTTACAGGAGCACTTGGGGATATCTCTATAACAATAAGATCACTACAAAAGAAGAGGCCATTGAGGACTCACATAGATTCCTTAGAGAACATAGGATTCCTAGACAACATATTGATTACGATAAACTTAGAGATAACGTAAAGTCTTTTAGTTGGCCTCATTATCACTCGAAGAAGTTTGCTGATAGAAGAATTCTGAGAAATGGAAATGCTCTCTATACATATGAACCTCTTCATGGATATGGAGTTCCTCTCTATACAACTCTTGCCACTTTAGCGATTGATTATTTTACATATGATATGTCAGAGAATGAATTGAATGATCAGTACACTGCATATCTAAGTTCATTCCGAGATCTTATCGCTTTCCATTATCACAAGGGTAGTATTCATGATACTTCTTTCTGGAGGTGGGCATCAGAAGTCTCCTCAAAACAAATCGAAAATTCCGAATGGATGAGAATATGCCTTGCAGATAACTTTACTCTGGAAGGTGCTGTTCAGATGGATGACACTTGGACCACCGCACCCATTGCCCATCCAATGTTTATCTGGGAACTTGATAGGGTTATGAACTTTGGATACTTTGAACATCTCCCAGAACTCGCTCATGTATGTCCTACCTGTAAGTAGAAATACTCAAATTTTCCCCCTTGACAGGAAAACCGTACCGTGTTAATATAAATACATCAACAAGTTAAGGAATGTAAAGTTCCTTAAAAAAGTTGTTACATCCCTGCCGCTTGACGGAGGCTAGGCAGGGTTACCAATCCGCCTCTCATATCCCAGTCTGAGGGTGACTGGGAAATAAGTACCTCCACCATTTCCCTGATGGATCTACTTACTTTTTTTCAAAACAATGACTGCTACACTTTCACGTCAAAAACAATCGAATACTTGGGAACAGTTCTGCGAGTGGGTCACCAGCACCGACAACCGCCTCTATGTGGGTTGGTTCGGCGTTCTGATGATTCCCTGCCTGCTGGCTGCTACGACTTGTTTCATTATCGCCTTCATCGGTGCTCCCCCTGTGGACATCGACGGCATCCGCGAACCAGTTGCTGGTTCTCTCATGTATGGTAATAACATCATCTCTGGTGCTGTTATCCCTTCTTCTAACGCCATTGGTCTTCACTTCTACCCCATCTGGGAAGCTGCTTCCCTTGATGAATGGCTTTACAACGGTGGTCCTTTCCAACTCGTTGTCTTCCACTTCCTGATCGGCATCTATGCCTATATGGGTCGTGAGTGGGAACTTTCTTACCGTCTTGGTATGCGTCCTTGGATCTGCGTTGCATACTCTGCTCCTGTCGCTGCAGCGAGTGCAGTGTTCCTGGTCTATCCTTTCGGTCAAGGTTCTTTCTCTGATGCGATGCCCCTGGGTATCAGTGGTACTTTCAACTACATGCTTGTCTTCCAGGCAGAACACAACATCCTGATGCACCCCTTCCACATGCTGGGTGTCGCTGGTGTCTTCGGTGGTTCTCTGTTCAGTGCTATGCACGGTTCTCTGGTTACCTCTTCGCTGGTTCGTGAAACCACCGAAACTGAGTCCCAGAACTATGGATACAAGTTCGGTCAAGAAGAAGAGACCTATAACATTGTTGCTGCACACGGTTACTTTGGTCGTCTGATCTTCCAGTATGCTTCTTTCAATAATAGCCGTTCTCTTCACTTCTTCCTTGCTGCTTGGCCAGTGGTCGGTATCTGGTTTACTGCTCTTGGTGTTAGCACTATGGCATTTAACCTGAATGGTTTCAACTTCAACCAGTCTATCGTTGATAGTCAGGGCAAAGTGATCAACACTTGGGCTGACGTTCTCAACCGTGCTGGTCTGGGTATGGAAGTGATGCACGAGAGGAACGCACACAATTTCCCTCTGGATCTTGCTGCTGCTGAGTCCACTCCTGTTGCACTCACCGCACCTGCAATCGGTTGATACTAGGATTCCTAATAAACGACGTTTATTAAGAAAACAACTAAGGGGACTTCGGTCCCCTTTCTTTTTCTCTG